GATAGTATAACATTTGAAAAGAATATAAAAGCGTTGAGTGCCAATAGTCAAGCATTCGGTTGGTTAGGATTTAATGTATTGCAATGGGTTGGAGATGAATTAGCTTTCTTTTTAACGAATGATGAAGATGAAGAGTCTGCTTCGCGTGCAGAAGATTGTTGGGAAGCAGCTTTCGGTTCTTGTACTACACGATTTAGAAATCATTATAAAATGATAGGTATTACAACACCTCGTTATGATGATGACTTCGTAATGAGGAAGTTCTTTGAATTAAAAGGTAGACCAGATAGTTTTGTAGAACAAAAAGCTACATGGGATATAAACCCTAATCTTACTAAAGCAGATTTTAAATATGCCCTAGAACGTAATCAACGTAGAACAATGCGTGACTTTGGTGCTGAACCGGTCGGTGTTATAGAATCGTTCTGGGCTAATCCTGATTTTATAGACGACAATGTATGTGAAGAATGTAGAATCTGTGAAATATGGCAAAGTCGCGATATACAAGCTAATGATTATTGTTGTTTAGATTACAAAGAATGTAAAGCAAATCCGTATAGAGGTAACGGTAGTTGGAATGATACATTACTTAGAACTATAGTTAATACTTACCCAGATGCTGATTATTATTTACACTTTGATTTGAGTAAGAATAAAGATATTCTTGGTATTGCAATGTGTCACGTTGTTGACACAATTAAAGTAGAGATGGATGGTTTTCAATTAAAAGAATCACTAGAAAGTAAAGATACTGTAGTAGAAGAAAGAAAAAAAGAACAGATAAACGAAGATAACGATGAAGATGATAGGCAAGTAATAAAACAAAAGCAGTATGAAGAAAAAACTCAAGTAGATAAAGCAAGTGAAGATATGGATGATATGTATGAAGAAAAGGCGCTTATAAAAGTAGACTTTATAATGTGGTTAAATCCATTAGATCATCGTGATCCAGACATGATGAGGAATAGAGAAATCTATTATACCGCCATAGAAAATAGAATTGTGCGTTATCTTATTAATAGTGGATTTAAAATTGCGAAGATAACATTTGATTCCTTTCAGTCGCATCATCTAAAGCAAAGACTTAACGATTGGGGTATAGAAACTGATTTATTATCATTAGATAGAAATGATGAAGTACCTGTAAAAGCTAAGAATGCTTTTGTTGAAAATAGGGTAATATATCATTGGGATAAAAAATTTGCCATGGAAGCAAGACATTTAAAATGGATAAAAGGTAAAAAGGTCGATCACGCACGTTCTTTAGATAAGGCTACATGCGATGCTGTCTTTGGTTGTGTATATTCTTGTGATCATAGTCTTGATAGTGGAACGTTTGTAGTCGTAGATGACGAGGATTAGTATGAAAAGATGTAGTGTTGAAGATTGTGATTGGCCTTATTTCCATAAAGGTCATTGTAAGCCTCATTTTCTCCAAGTCCAAAACTATGGTAAAGTAGTTAAAAAGAAAATACGTAAAGCTATATGTAGTGTTGAAGGATGTAAAAGAATAATATCTGGATTAGAATATTGTCATGCTCACTATAAACAGTTTAAGAAGAATGGAAAAATTATACATAAAAAAATTAGAAAAGGTAATAGACGTTAGGAAAGAAGCAGAAGAAAAGTATGATTCGGGCTTATTAAAGAACTATTGATAGATTAGTTGATAAAATATGGAGAGAATAAATGAATAGGCAAATAGTTCATGGTAATTTAGTATTTAAAGATTTTTCTGTAGAAAAAGGTAGTAGTGGGTTTATTGCAGATCCATCTTATGGTGGTAATTTTATAGAACCTTCTATTATTAAGATTTCTGATAGCGATGCTTTTCTTCTTTATAAAGGTAACGATTGGACGTTTGCCGTAGTCAATCGTATTGTCAGCGATTGTGTTAAAATTAGACCAAGAGTAACACCAATAAGAAAAGACGCAAATATAACTCCTAGTATGCAGAAACGTATAGATATCATTACGGCTTTTTTAGATGATCCAAACGAAAATAAAGAATCATTTAGAGATATAAGAGAAAAGTTTATTAGAGATTTATTGGTAATAGGTAGGGGTACAATAGAAAAAGTATATAATGGAAGTAGGTTAGTAGAAGTTTATAATGTATTAGCTCGCACGGTAAAAGTAAAAACAGATGTTCACGGCAATCTTCCTGATTCTAGTGCTTATGTGCAAGAAGATCCTAAGTCAGGAAAGAAAACTTATTTCGATAAAGAAGAATTAATCTTTATTGTACTTATACCTTCTACTGAAACTTTGTATGGTCTTAAACCTTTAGATACGTTAGCTAATTCTGTTGCTAGTGATATTCTTCGTGGAACTTATAATTCTAATTATTTTATAAATGGAGGAGAAGCAAGTGGAATAATTGGATTAGAAGGGATGAATAAAGCAGAATTAAAGAAGTTTAGACAGTATTGGGGATCTACACATAGAGGTGCAAAGAATGCACACAAGATGCTGATAGTAAATACAAAACTGAATTTCATGCGTATGGCGCTATCAAATAGGGATATGGAATTTAGCGAATATGGTACAGAACTACGTAGTAAGATTTTTGCAGTCTATAACATGCAACCGGTTATAATGGGTATAGTTGATAGTACTACGGGTAAACTTAACAGTACGGAACAAGTAGAAGCGTATAAAGATGGCGCATTGAAGCCTATACTTGATAAAGAATCATATGCTTATACGCAAGAAATAGTAAAACATGGATTTGGATTTGACGATATAGGTATTAGTTTTGCTGATGTTGATCTTTCCGATGCGGTTAAACAAGCAGAAATAGATCGTAGCGATTCGCAAGCAGCTATTATTACGATTAACGAAATACGCGCAAGACGTGGATTATCGCCTGTGAAGTGGGGCGATACGCCATTAATTGTACTTCCTGGTGGAAGTCAAGTTGATCCAGATACTGGTAGGTTAGTACCTCCAAGTGAACAAGGTGAAAAGAAACCAGAAGGAAAGAACACTAAAGCATTGAATTTTATTAAGGGGTATCTGATCTTAAATAAAGATGAGAAGTTAATAGATATAGAAAAGGATTTGATTCAAATAATAGACAATATTGCAGAAACCAGGATGCAAAGGAAATATCTAGAAGTTGTTACTGAAGATATAGTAGAAAGATTAAAGTGCAGTAGAACTTGCGATGTATTATCTAAGTTTGATGAAGTAATACAAAGAGCAGAAAATAGTGTGTATAATGTGAGGCAGTAATGAAATTGAAGCATAAAAGATTTTTACTTAAAACTGATGAACAGTTTAAGAATGCCGGTGTAAAGCGAGAAGCAGAATTTCTAGTAAACCTAGAAAAGTTTAAATGTAGCGAAGAGAATAGAAAGAAAAGGTATGTGGAGGGGTACGCTACTACATCAGTTAAAGATAGGGATAACGATGTAATTACGGAAGAAGCCATCGTTGCTGCTAAAGATGATTTACTTCGTCCTGGGTGTAAAACGGTTTTCTTCAATCACGATGTAGATAAGCCTATTGGAAAAGTGGTTAAAACAGAATTAACCACAAAAGGACTTTTAGTCGGTATAGAAATAAGTAAAGCAAAATCAGTTGATGATTGTTGGATACAAATAAAGGAGGATACATTAAATTCACTATCAGTACGTATGAGGTATGAGAAAGTAGAATATCTAAAAGATGAGATGGGTAAAATTATTGAATGTCGTGTATTGAAGATGGAACTTTTTGAAGTTAGTGTTGTAGGTATGCCCGCTAATCCAGAAGCAAGTATAATGCGTGTGATTGAGAAATCTTTTAAAGGTTTTATCAATAAAAACAAGAAAGGATTGAAGATGAAGAAAATTCGTAAAGAAAAGATTGTTGAAAAGAAGACTGCTGGTGTTGAAGAGTTGGTGAGTAAGACACTTCCTACTCTTGTTGCTAAACAGATTGCAAAGACACTTCCTGATATTGTTGCCAAGGCTTTAGCGGCAAATAAAAAGGAAGATAAAACCGAAAAGAGGGTAGAAAAGAAAACCGATAAGAAAACCGATAAGAAAACCGATAAGAAAACCGATAAGAAAGCTAAGACTGAAGTAGATGTAATGGCTAAGGGCATGTCGGATCTTACTGCACAGATTGCCGAACTTATTAAAGCTAATAAGAAAATGGCACATCGTCGTGGTAAAGAAGGTAGTGAAGATGAAGATATGCCTAAGAATATGACTAATATTGCTGATGAGCGCGTGGTAAAGCATTATGTTGATATGTGGATTAATAATCCTGATGAATATGATGGTCTTAAGGAAAACGAAAAAAATATAGCAAAGCGTGTTTACTTTGCTATGGTTCCTTACGTTTCACGTAAAGAGGAAGAATAAAAAAACTTCTTTAATAGAAGGATTAAAAGGTTACAATAAATCAAGAAAAGGAGATAAGGAAATATGAAGTTTAAGAATAAAAGTCTGAATACGGTTATTAAAGAAGCACTTTC